GAGCAAATATAATATTATGTAGATTCCGAATATTAATTCCTGTAGAGTATGTCCCATAGGATGCTACGATAATAGCATCCTCACTCTTTTCTGTTAATTCTCTTATCTCTTCACGGACAAGGGTTTTGACTTCTCCAGAAACAAAAAAGATAGGTCTATCGGGTTCTGCTTTCTTAAGTGCTTCAAATAATTTCTTTCCATGTTTTTCTACAAACTGGAATAATACTAACGTGTTTGTACATCTACTTAATGTTAAATCGCATATAAACTTATTCCTTTTCTTATGAGAAATCAACCAATCAACTTCTTCTTGATACGTCATAGGTTTGACCCATTTACGTTCTTCATCATTATACTTTAATGTCACTGCTTCAATTTGTAATTTAGCAATAGTTTCATTATCCATTAAATTTTTGGTTGTTGTTACATTCCTTACTGGACCGAATAACCCTTCTAAAACTAATTTATGAGTTGTCGTCCCATCCAGAGTTCCTGTAAATCCAAACTTATATTTACAGTCAGTCATTTTTGTTAGGATTGAGGTAAGAGATTTTGCTTTAAAGTTATGTGCCTCATCACCAATTACACAATCAAACTGCTTAAAGAAATCTTTCTTAAATTTATATATTGACTGCCATGTCGTAATAACTACATTCTTATCGGTGGTCTTCTCTTTTCCTGCATAAATTCGATGAACATTCTTTTCAGAAAAGTCTGGGTCGTATTCCGAAGAATAGTCGGCAAAGTCTTTGTAAAGTTGTTCAACAAGTGAAGTCGTTGGGACAATAATAAGTATCTTATTTTCAACAACGTTTATATAGTTTCGAACTAATGAATAAATCATCAACGACTTACCAGAAGATGTTGGTGATACAAACAATGCCCTGTTATGATTTATTGCGTAATTAACAGCATCGATTTGATAATCGTATGGTTCTATTGGTAATCCTTCAGCATGAGGATTCAATGCTTTAAGAAACTCGGTGGTCTGTTCTATCGTTTCCGTTTTAACATTCTTTGGATAGTCAATAGTCAAATCACGATGTTTGGCGAACTCAATAATATAGTTTAAAAGTCCAACGTAGACTTCCCCACCAAATACGTTATATAATCGGATTTTACCATCCCATTGTCTAGTACGATATGTCGGCATATATTTTGCGCCTGGGACTTCAAATGTAAAGAATGCTGAAAGTTCGTGACTTATTTCGGCAGCACAGTCCACTCTCAAAAAGACATCATCTTTAATGGTTACAGCAATGTCAACCCATTGCTTTGACCACTCATCATTTATATCACTCATTAATTATACTGCACCTTGCGTATACTTTAAAAAATCTATGGCATTCTTAATAGCAAATCCCCTGACCGTAAACATTTTACAAATCTCATCAAGATATTTAACTAACTCCTCTTGAAGAGCAACTCGTGCTTCTGCTTCAACCACAACTGGGTCAATTCTAACATAATCTTTAACTTCCCTATCCTTTAAAACATATTCATACGGATCGGGATCGTTTCCGTTATAATAATTCGTTCTCCCCAACGACACTTTATATAGTTCGTTTTTTAATTTTCTTAATTTCAAACGTTCTCGTAATACCATTTTCAGGTATTTATTGTGTTTGGTAGGGGTGAGTAACGATTCCCGTGCTAGGATGGTTTCGTCTAAATGTAGGTCTTTATCGACCTGTTTTTCTAAATCTTCAATTTTCATACCCATATTATACTATACTTTCACTGAAAAGTAAAGCGATATTTTGACTTATTTTGACTTTATTCGAAGGAATTTTCCATTGTCATGTAATCAAACTGTAAAGTCACGTCTGTAATCAGTGGTTCATTGGATTCATTGTTAAATTGCACCTCTCCTAGGATTGTCGGGAAGATATTATGAAAAGTGAAAACAGTACTGCTTGCATTTTTGTTATTAGTGAGAATATGGAGGGATCCAGTAGAACGCATAGCAAAGGCATCAGGTTCCCTTTTCTTCACATCAGCAGAAGATGCTTTCTCCATCAGTCCGAACAATTCGAAGTAATTTTTGAAATCTTGGTCGATTAAAAATGTTAACATCAATGGTGCCCTCATCTGGGTAGATGATGGGATATATTGATTGCCCAATGTGGGGTGCGGAATCGGAACTTCGTTTGACGATATAGTTGGAATTGAGGCTGTAGTTGCCCAAAAAGTAATGCCAGGAAGAGCACTCAAATTCAATTTATAATTGGTCGTTTTTGCGAGATTTAATCTCGTATCATTTAATAATTCTGCCATACATATATTTATATAACTTGTGAATTAAAAAGGGAGCATTTCTGCTCCCCCATTTTTAACAACTCAATTAAGAGATATCGATTATCCTTGGTTGTTTCGATTCAGGTATAATCTTTTCCATTGAAACTTTCAATAGTCCGTCTTTTAACTCTGCACCATTTACAACCACATCATCTGCGATTGTAAAAGACCTTTTGAATTTGCGTTTTGAAATTCCTCTGTGTAAAACACTTGGATCTTCAACAGTCGCATCATCACTTTGAACTGAGTTAACAGTTAGGGTGTTTTCTACATACTTTACTTCAATGTCTTTCTTGCCAAATCCAGCAAGTGCCATTTCTATATCATATGTGAAGTCACCTGTTTTTACGATATTGTACGGTGGGAAATTCACTTGGGGCATGTCTGCCATGTGTTCCCAACGAGTGAACATATCGTCAAACCCTACTGTGAATGGTCTAAGTTGATTAAAAATTGAGAGTGTGTTTGTCATTGCTTTTCTCCTTATATGTTAAAGCGAGTTTTCGTTGTACCCGAACATTCGGCATACAATCATAAGTATTTATAATACTTTTTTGTGGGTGAAAAAAATCCCCCAATTAAGGGGGATTAAAATGGCATTCCTATGGTAGTAGGAATATTGTTTTTTCTTATTATAGGTTAGTTACAGTGAACTTACGGAAATAAGGGTTTTGCGCAGCAGTACCAGATGCGAATGGGTTATGAGTAAGACCATAACGAGTCTTGAACCCTAAACGTGGCTGGAAGTCTTCCTCACCAATTGATTTCATCATCTGTAGAGGAACGTAAGGACAATAGAACAGTCCTGCGTCATACATATTGGCACCTTTAAATCCGACAATTACAGTATCTGCCGAAGCGAATTGATCAACAAAGACCTTGAACTTACCACCTAATACGCCAGCAAATACATTGTTGACAACATCAGGTTGTGCACCGTTATCCAGTGACATGTTAGGTTCGGCCATTGAAGAAACCATATCAAGTGCTGACGCAACGTCAGGAGATACGATCAACCAGTTACCACGACCACGACCAGTGTTCTTAGCAATTAGGTTTGCTTCTTTGTTGATTTGTACAAGTAGTGACTTATATCTCTCACCACCCCAACGAGCACCACGGTTGTCAAGTGCATCACTAACGTCAAACGTTCCAGCAGTAGTAGTACCTGCAGTCGCACCAGCAGTTGCCTGCGTGCCGATTTTGTTAATGATTTCACGGTTGATTTCCGCAAGGATTTCGCCAGATAGAATATTCGCCAATTCAGACTCTGCGTCCAAACCGTGAATTGCCTTAAGATCTTGGGCAAGTTCGATTGAATATTTTGCTTTGAGTGCTTTAGTCTTAGCAGTAACACTAGACTTCTCAATGCTAAATGACATCTCATTGTAAGTTGTAGAACCTACGAAGCCACCAAGTGCTTCACCTTGAGCAGTAGTCATTGCATCAGCAGTACCATCATCACCAGCAAAGTCCGTATCAGGGGCTCCAGCAGGTAACGTTAGTGCTTCAGCACCAGTAGATGCCTCACCAGTGTAATGAGATTTCATTGCAAAGATAAGACCAGTAGGACCACTCATTGGCTGAACACCAATGGTGTCATATGCCATCAGTTGAGGCATAGTTCTGCGAACTAGCGAAATTAGGACAGGATCCCAATTATCTACGTTAGCTCCAGTAACGTTCGCTTCATCTAAAGCGATTTGTTGATTTTCTAAAAGACGAAGTGTAATTGCACGTTTAGTAGCATCTTGTATAGCAGGTATTTCTGCATGCTCCATAACCGGCTGCCACTTATCTTTAATTTGTTCTGATAAAAACATTCGTTTTCTCCTATTAAATATAAATGTTAAGCACCAAAGATGCTTTTGTTACTTGATTGCGAAAGTGAAGCCACGACTTTTCTCATTGAGTCACTCATGTCTTCGTCATTAGTTTTTACTTCGGGTTGCCCTTCAGCAATCACTTCATCTTTCTTTGCCTCAGAAGGAAAATACGTCTCCTTCAAAGTTTCCAGTTTTTCAGTATAAGTTTCCTGGTCTTCGTATACAACACCTTCTGCGAGAGCTTTTAATTTCTCAACTTGTGTCATAGTCAAATCTTCAGATACAGTACTAAAAATCTCTTTAGCAGTTGCGGTTGCCAAAGAAGCGTTAGCATCGATATTCTTATTCAACAGAACATCTAACTCTTCTTTTAACGTGGCAATCTCTTCTGCTTGCTCGTCCACTACATTTAACTTATCCTCAGGGATTTCAATGTAGTTTTCAATGAACAACTTTTTCATACCACCAACAAAACCTTCCATGATTTCATTCTTAAGACCATTTTCAACGGCGAGTTTATTTTCTTCAACCCATTCGTTTACCATATAGTCCAGATAACCATCTAACTTTGCAGTAACATCTTCAAGAATTGAATCCGTTTGCTCTGTTAATTCTGCTTCCATCTTTGCTTCAATGGCAGCAAGGTTTTCTTTTACTTTTGCCTTAACAGCAGTTTCAAATACTAAAGTTGTGCGTGCTTTGAAGTCTTCAGTCAATTCCTGACCGTCGAATAATGCATCAATGTCTTCTTGAACATCAAAGTCCAATTCAACACTTTCTTTCGTGGCTTTTGATTCTTTTGCTTCATCTTTAGCGTCATCATCGTCGTCTTCGTCATCATCATCATCTGCATCTTTAGAATCTTCTTCGTCGTCATCTTCAAATACTTCGACTTCGCCAGATCCGTCTGCCTTAATCTTTTTCTTTTTCAATGGTTTCGCTTTAGGTTCTTGAGCAGATGCTGCTTCAGTTACATCATCAGTTTCTTCGGCAACGATTTCTACTTTGCCAGACTCCAATAATGCATCAACATCTGACACCTCAATTGAAGTATCGGATTCAGCAGATTCGGAAACATATTGCTTCCCTGCCTCATCCAAAACCAACTCTTCGCCAGTCTCTGTTTTTAACTTCATTTAGGTTCTCCTAATAATTGATTATAATCTAAATTAGTTTTATTATTTCTAATTACTATTATTTATAAAACTAATGTTTTTAACAAACAACAAAATATTACAATTTATTGATAAATTCGTTGAAAATACGAGCTTCCAAACCAGTTAGTTTGTTTTTTGACGTAGATCCAATGCTTTTCTTCATATTTGCAATCTCATGCTCCTTGATAACTCCGTTTGCCCATACCCATTCTTTACCTTCCATGATACCATTTACAAAGGCATCAGGTGCAGAAGGATCTGCGACAATATCTGCGGCAGTTGCAAGATAGAAGTCACTTTGCACTTCTTGAATACCTGCTTTATTTGCCTTCAACGTTCCCATGCCTCTTGATGAAACACCAAGTTGAGCACCTGCGTTGATTAAACCCTTTACGATATTTCCGTGAGGAGTATCAGTAATTTTTGCTTTGCCGATATAGTTGCTTCCATCCTTCTTTAAAGATTCGATTATATGCGACACACGGTCTAAGTTAATAGTTGGACCATCAGGATGACCTAATTCTCCGAAGGCACGTTTCTTATCAATATATGATTTACTGTAACGATTAACTTCCTTTTCCATTATACGGTCTGGGTAAATTCTCCCATTGCGATTTTTTACTTCTGCTTGAAGAAAGACTCCCTCAATATACATGTTCTTGTTATTCTTTCCCTCTGTGATAAATTTCACATGGTCAGTTACTTCTGATATAAGTCTCATATCTGTTTACCCCTTTGCAGTAATGGAACGTCCACCACGACGTTTACGAGCTGCACCGATTTTACCACTTCTACCACTACGGTCACCACCTCCAAACTTTTTATGTCGTCTGATTTCATTCCTTTTACGTTTAATTTTCCATGTAGATTTACGTCGCTTCACCTTCATCTTCAGTTTCTTCTGCCGATCTTTTGCTCTATTACGACGTTTAAATATCATTGTTTTATGAACTTGTCTACGACTACGTCCTTGATATTTCCTTGCTTCGTCTAATCCTTCACCCTCAATTGATTCAACCTCTTCATTTGCTCTGCGAAGAATATCTACTACATCGGGATTATCTGATAGACCCTTTCTAATTCTTTCAATTTCTTTTACTGCCTGTTTCATATTACCAGAATGTTTAAAGGCAATTTTTTCAATTTTTTTCTTCTGACTGGCATCCATTACAGGATATGATTTACCAAATTTAGCACCCTTTATAGGTTTTCCTTTTTTAGCTGGACCCCATTTTGCTTCTTCTAATTCACGAAAGTCTTCAGCATAGTCAATGACTTCATTATAGCTCTTACCTACTGGATTTTTATCCTCATCTTCGTCATCATCGTCATCTTTTACTTCTTCGAAGTTGCAAGTATATCTCTTGTCACCTTTCTTATAATTTTTCCAAGCAGTAGTATTTGCTCTCTTATCTGCTTTCGTGACAACCATTCTGTCAATTTTATTTGCCTCAGTAACATCAAAATCAACACTGATTAATCCAGAACCATCTACGTGGATATATTCTTCACCACCAATAATCCAATAAACATCACCATTCTCGGCTTCGAAAGTACCTTCTACTTCTTCATCAATATCAAGGAAGTCTTCTTTCTCTTCTTCAGTCAGGGCATTCCAATCTTCTTCTGTGAATACGTGGATTTCATCATCCTCGATTTCTTCTCTAATTTCTTTAAACGATTTCAACTCCAAACTCATGACTGAATCCTCCTTAAATTATTTTTCGGCTGTCGTTTCAACTGGTGCTTCAACTGGTGCTTCTGTCTCAGCAACAGGTTCTGCCACTGGTTGGTTGAACATAGTTTTAGCAAGATTTTGTTTCATCCCACCTAATTTGTCAGACATTCGTGTCACCAACTCAGCACTAAATACTTTTTTGAAGTCCGCAGCTTTCCTTTCTCTGGAAAATTTAATCATTTTTTCTAAATTACTCGCCATTTATATTCTCCTTAATAAACATCAGTAGATAAACCATCATCATCTGTTGGTGTATCTTCTTTTTCTTTCGCCATCAACTTATCCATGGCATCGATTTCTTCGTCAGATTGCATAAGAATGTTCTTTCTAACCCATTCAATTGAATAATAACGACCAATCATTTCTCCGTTGGTTATAGTATCCAACATCTCTAATCTTTGGTTCATCATTTCAAGTTTCTTTATTTCACTAAAGTAACCATCATCTGCGAAAATAAAATCTATATTCTCTTTATATTCGTTCCAATCACCATTACTTATAATGCCCTTTGCGAGAAGTTGAGTTCTCAACAATGAATATAACAAGTCAGAGAAACGTTTTCTCAACTTTGAGACGAATTTAGTAAATTTAATTTCATCTCTAGAGATTTCACCTGTCTTACTGAAACCCCATGAATTGTCTGTTTCCATGCGTGACGCTGGTACATGTAGACTTTGATATACTTTCTTCTGAAAATACATCACATCTTCCATATCACCAAGGTTCTGTCCGCCTGGTAGTGTCGTCACTTCAGTTCCTCGGCCACCCTCTTTACGTGGCAACCAAAAATCTTCCATCATCGACATTGTATTCTTTCCGTCTTTTACTTGACCAGTTGAGGCATCATAAACCATTTTGTTTTTAAACTTGTTCATGATGTTTCGTAGGTATTGCTCTGCCTTTGTTTTCGGCAAGTTACCAACGTCAATATAAAATACACGTCTTTCTGGTGCACGAGTAATTCGGTAAATAACCATTGCATCCTCTAACATACGCAATTGGTTAATAGGTTTCATTGCTTTATGTAGATATGAAAGAACAACTTCCTTTTCAGTATCTACCAAACCACTATCTGCAGTTGCAATTGCTTCAGGAGCAACCTTTAGAGTTTGTCTCCCACGCATACCTTCTTTTGAATACATCCAGTATTCATCGACACCTGTAACAATCTCGACACCATCTTTATTTCTATCTTTTATTACTTCTTTAACCTTTTTGATATCAAGTGCGTCAATATAACGCAATTCTTTAATACCTTTCTTCAGGTTATCTTTATCAAAAATGATATGATAATGAAGTGCTCCATCAACGTACCATCTCCTAAAGATGTCTGGTCCAGAGTTGTTGAATTCAAGTTTCTTTGTGATAACATTGAATTCATCAGCAATGACCTTTTTAATGTTCTTTGATACGTTTATAGTATCTAATTTGTCTAAATGTATATCAACAGCATTCTTGTACGGGTCTAGTACAATTGCTTCGTTAACAACATCATCAATAGCAAGTTCCGCTTCAGGATTCTGTGCTGTTGACCTGTATTTGATAATTAATTCTTTTTGATTTTTGAATGAAAAGTCGAAATCGACGGAGAAGGCGTTTATTCCTCCTCCGTCAATTACAGTAGAACCATCATTCAAGTCTGGTGGAACGAACGAACCTGCTCCTTTATCCACCACGGAAGACCCAATCTTCCTCTCGACTTTGTAACCAAAAAGTTCCATAATTACCCTTTTAACTGTTTAATATTGTTACCAATATTTATAACGGTTAAATTACTATCTTGCGCTTGCACCGAGTCCAGTAGATTCAGTGTGGTCCCAAGATATACTGAAGTTACAGGTATATTCCTGTACTGCGTCAGTACTTTCCCAAGACAAATCAATCGCACCAATCTCTGAAGGCCATCCCCATAACTCTACAGAACTTCCAAGATTGGCAGTGCCGTCACGGTTATAAGGTATAACATTAAGAGTCTTATGATGATCACCTGGAGATGTTGCAGTACCACCAAACTCTGTAAAACCAGCCAATTCCGATTGCCATACCAGTAATGCTTTTCTTTGACTATAACCTTCATCATTGATGATTGTTATACTCCAGTCGATAAACGTTCTGTCACCAGGAACCTTAATCTTACGGTTCTGGTAAGGAACTTCAATCAAACCAATTTGCGCAGAGGGTAATGAAGCAGCCTTACATACCATTCTCAACCCTTCAATGCCATTAATCGTCACCTCAAAAAGGTTCTGACGTGCATAATCCGTCGCTGTGATTTGATTGTTAAACTCATTTATATTCATATCTTATTCTCCCTTATACTTGGCCGATAACTTCAGAGAAGTCAACGCCCGATTTAGTTGCAACAAAGTTCAAAGTTATGAAGTTAATTGAACGACTAGGTTTAATAAACATACTTGCGACAAATTGATTTCCGTCAATTACTTCGGGAGTATTATTTGTTTCATCACATTGAACATAAAAGTCATACATACCCTGTTTTGCTTTGATTCCCGCAAGATATGGATTAACCATATTCACGAAGTTTCTACGAGTATATACATTGTTAAATTCAAACAAGAAGTATTTAGCAGATATTGCAATTGCTTTTTCAAGAATAATAAACAATCTACGAACATTAATCCTATCAAACGCAGATGGTTGTGTTAGCAATGTTCTGTCGCCCCATAATACTGTGCCCTGTCCAGGGAACGATACAATTGGGTTTATGCCATTAGGTAGTTTATACAACTGGTCACGATGAGCAAGAGTAGGATTATAAGCAAGTTTAACAACTCCCTTAATCTTACCTCTGTTCAAACCAGCAGGTGACCACCATGCATCACGTGCAGAATCAGTATATGCCATCAAACCACCAACATCACCAGAAAAACCAATCCAACGATATGTGTCATTATACTTGTCATATGTATACTTGTAACTTGCATCCATTGTTCCGTATGAAGATGCTACATTGAAGGAAACAGCAACACGAGCAGCAATAACATTTGCTACAGCAGTAGATGCACCACCAACGTTAACCACGTCTTCTTTAGCAGGCGAACAAACTGCCATACAATCTTTACGAACCTCAGCAACAGTTTCAACCATGTACTTTTGTACAGCATATGCAACCGCAGCAGGCTCTTCAGTAACTCCACCAGCAATTAGTATATTAACGTCCACATCATCAGCAGGAGCAAGAATGTCCCAACCAGCTTTGTAGTCGTCTTCACCAACACCAGAGTCGACACCGTCAGCAAAAGTGACAGTTGCTGTACCATTTGTAACATTTGTGTTATCAGCAAGAATCAACTTAGACTTATTATTAATTATGTGTTCGATGAAGATGTTGTTTCCATCACCATCAACTTTACCTTCAGTTGTAGAAACTATGTAAGTTTCAACGACAGATCCAGCAAAACTTACAGCAATTGCCACTTCATCATTTGCAGCCACAGGACCAGTTTCAAATACACCAGTTGCACCTGGATTAGCGGCAAAACCTGTTGCGTCATACATTGCAACAGTAATATCGTTACCATATGTACCTGGATAACGAGCATAAAATCCTTCTGTCAGAGTTCCAGCAGCTTGTTGTGTTTCAAAATCTTCATCATTTTTTATCAGGACACCTGCACCACTTGCATTGGCATTTGCAGCCGTTGCATCAACCACACGAACCACTTGGAGTGAATTTGCGTATGAAAGGAATGCAGCACTCGATAAAAATGCTGGATATGATGTATTATCGGGTTTGCCAAAAACACTAACCAGATCGCTCTCCGAAACCACAAGCGTTGCTTGAAACGCTGGACCCCAAGTGAAACGACCAACTGTAGCACCTAAACTGGTGGCAACCGCAGGGATAGACGTGCTCAGATCAATTTCTTTAGTCTGGACGCCTGGACTTAATTGAAATCCCATTGTCATTCTCCTATATTATTATATTAAATACCAAAACCCACCTTTGAGTCTTTAGTTTCGAAACCAATATTTCGATACAACTATTTATAATTTTCATGTTTTTAGAACCGCATGCTTTCATGACTAACTTGCCAAACTTCACCACCTTCTACAACATAATCATCTGAATCGTCTCCACTATCGATAAAACCGAACGGTGTCAAGTCTTCTTCAATCTCGTGTATCTTATTTGCATATAATTTTAGTCTTAATTCCATATCTGTTAGTTCTTTAAACTCTGGTTGAGTTGCAACCCATGAGAACATAACAAGACCCATAACCATATCATCATGTCCACCACCTTCAGCAGCCCATGATTTACCTTTAGTGACAAACATAGATAATTCACTTATAGTTGCCATATCATTAACTACTAATTTGTCGTGTTCTAATAAATCTTTAAGGTTTGAACAACCAATACCTTTAATTCTGCTGGTCATTTTACGACCTAATTTATTATAGACACCACTTTCGTTAATTGTGTTATCATATT